AGTAGAATTTAGAGAAGGCAAACCAATAAACAAAATAGAGGAAACACACTACAAGGAGCAAGTAAAGTGGATTAACGAACACTTTAAATTTATTGACGGTTCAAAGCTATATACGTACAAATCACTACTTGATTTAGCACAGCACGTAAAAAAGGCTTGGGATTATCAGGGGTTTTTATTAGACCCTTACAACTCACTAAACAAAGACAAAGATGTACTAAAGGGTATATCAGGACACGAGTACGACTACCAAGCAACAAGCGAGATACGCATATTCTGCAAAGAGAATAACATTAGTACTTGGGTTTGTACACACGCTGCTACACAAAGTTTAAGAGAAAGACACCATAAAGGACACTTTTACGAAGGGCATCCTATACCACCTAGTGCAGCATCAGTTGAAGGTGGAGGTAAGTTTGTAAATAGGTGTGATAACTTTTTAGTGATACACAGGTACATATACCATCCTGCTGATTGGATGTACTCACACTTACACATTAAGAAGATTAAGGATGTAGATACAGGTGGTAGACCAACACCAATGGAAGACCCTATAAGGCTAGAAAGCGTATTAAATAACGTAGGCTTTAACATAGAAGGTAAAAACCCAATAGAATATCCTAAACGTGAGCAAATAGAATTGTTATGATTACTTGTGAGGATAATATGGAACTAATGGCACGGTATGAGGATAATTACTTCGACCTTGCTATTGTTGACCCACCTTATGGGATTGGGGATAAATTTAAAGGTGGGAAAAGTGGTAAAATGAATTTTAACGAAGTGGTAGATAAAGGATGGGATGTTTTACCTCCTAAAAAAGAATATTTTGAAGAACTAAAAAGAGTTAGTAAAAACCAAATTATTTGGGGCGGTAATTACTTTTTTGACAATTTACAAAGCAGTAGGTGCTTTATTGTTTGGGATAAAAAGGTTAGTGAGGATTTTAGTTTAGCTATGGCAGAATTAGCTTGGACTTCATTTGACAAATTGGCTAAAATTTTTAGAATGTCTGTACCCAAAATTGGAGGTAAAATACACCCAACACAAAAACCTGTAAAGCTATATGAATGGCTTTTAATCAATTATGCTAAAGAAGGCGATAAAATACTTGACACACATTTGGGTAGTGGCTCAATAGCAATAGCTTGTCATAATTTAGGATATGATTTAACAGCTTGTGAACTTGATAAAGAGTATTACGATGCAGCAATAAAACGAATTGAACAACACAAAAACCAAACACGACTATTTTGATAACCGACATACTAACAAGCAAACACAATAAATGGATAAGCTACTGCCGTAGTTGGGGGTGCAACCCTGACACTAGCGAGGACTTGGTACAAGAGATGTATTTAAAACTATTAGTGCTTATACAGAACGGAATAGATATATCATATAAAGACGATATAAACGACTTTTACATTTATAAGGTGCTTCGTAGTATGTTTTTAGATTTATGTCGTAAGGAGCAGCGTACACAAGTTGTAGACCTAACAGACGATTACATAAAATACCTAATAGAAGAAAAGACAAAGGTAGAGTTAGAAGATGAAAAGATATTTGAAGAAGCCTTTGATAAGGTCAATGAAGCACTAAACGAGATGCATTGGTACGACAAAAAGGTATTTGAACTTGTACAGGACACTAACAATATATCTGCACTATCTAGGGAAACCAACATAGAGTATAGAAGCCTTTACAATACCTATCAGAAAGTTAAACGCAAGATAAAAGATAAGCTATGAGATTAGGAGATTTAGTATATTACATAACCAAGTACACAGGCATTAGATATGTTTACAAAAAGATATATCCTGACTGTGGGTGCGATGACCGTAGAAATAAGTGGAATGACATAGAACTATAATATGCCAAAAGGAAAAATGAGCCAACATCAAATGGCGCAATGGCAGGTGTTTCTTGCTATGTTAAAAGATAAACTAACAAAAGAGCAATATAAATTTGTATGTGAATTGCACGCTGATTTATTTGCACACCCATATCACGAGCCTTGTACGTGCAGCCCAAAACGCATAAAGGAATGGATGACACAAATAACAAGGATATATGAAACTGGACTTAATACATAAGTTTGAGAAAGCCCTAGTTACTGCTCTCAACCTAGATGGTTGGAGATTAGTACACACAGGGGAAACTATGCTCCCATACGATGCACAAGGTATTACCCCTAAAGGGTTGAAGTGTGTTATCGAAATGAAGTTTAGAGATAAGTACTATGAAACCAAAATACTTGAAGTTGGTAAGTACAACAATCTTATGAAGATGGACAGCGATATACAGAAGTTTTACTTTGTAAATGACCCTAAAGGAAACTATATGTTTTGGCTTAATGATTTAAAAGATTTAAAGAAGGAAGAACTGTATTGCCCTAAAACTACAATGTGGAACACCAACAAACAAAATAAAAGTGTATATTTGCTACAAGAGAAACAAGCTATAATAACAAACATATATGAATAATGAAGATTTTATTGCTATGAGTTGGGAACAGCGCATAGACTATTTTAGAGGTGTAGGTGTAAGAACTACATACAACATTGCTATGGATGACAACCATCCGCTATGTATAGCAGCAAATGATTACCTAGACGAAAAGAATGAATAAGAAACGAGCAAGTCAATCAGCAAGAATACAGGAACTAGAGCAGCACGTAGTAAAGCTGTATATGATACTAGAGCAAGTAGTACAACAGCTAAAAAACAAGGATGAACAGGGAACTACTAAAACTTAAATTTCAGGGAGACTTTACAGCAGCCTCTCACATCATACAGAAGTGGTTAGATAAAAGCCCTGACAATAAAGAACTGAAATATGTTACAGAGTATTTGACAAACTCCTATATTTATGCAACAGCTTGTGAGATGCAAATAAAAGAAGCTAACGCAATTATAAACAGATTAAGAGAAAAGAGAGACAAAGCAAAAGAATTAGCAGAAGATTACAAAGAACTATACGAGAAACTACAAGAGAAAACACTATAACAAACATATAGATTATGATTACATTACTAAACGGAGAGAAGTGGGATAGACAAGAGTTGCTATCTAAAATGGATGATGATAGCTTTTACTATGGTCATTTAGGTAAACACGCATTAAGTAGTAGCAGTATTAAATTGTTACAGACAAGCCCAAAGAAATATCATTACATTACAAAGTACAGCAAGAATGAAACATCTCCTGCTTTACGTGCAGGGCATTTATTCCACACAGCTATACTAGAGCCTGAAAAATACAGCGAGATAAAATTTATAGACGTACAAAGCAGAAACGCTAAAAAGTTTAAGGAAGCAGTAGAGGAGTATGGCGAATGTTTTACAGCAAAAGAGAGAAGCGAAAACGAAAGACTAATAGATGCTTTCTTTAAGAACGAACAAGCCTTACAACTTATTACTGATTGCCAAACAGAAGTACCTGCTATTGGCACTATTGATATGATGCCATTTAGAGGCAAGGCAGATGTATTAGGAAAGACAGGAATAGTAGATTTAAAAACAACAACCGACATACGAGCCTTCCCTTATTCAGCTAAAAAATACGGTTATGATATACAAGTTTATATATACTGCCAACTATTTAACATACCTTATACAGAGTTTACGTTTATAGCTTTAGACAAAGGTACACTAGACATAGCGATATACGATGTATCAGAGGACTTCTATTTAGAGGGGGAACGCAAAACATTAGAAGCAATAGACAGATACAAGCTGTTCTTTATAGAAGATGCAGACCTAGATAGTTACACATTAAGAGGCACACTATGATAACTAACGAGGACAATATGAAGTTAATGGCACGTTATTCTGATAACCATTTTGACCTTGCTATTGTAGACCCACCATACGGCATTGATATTAACGTAAATATGGGTAGGCGCAAGGGCGATAAAAAAAGCGACTATCATAAATTTGCAGGTAACGATAAATCAATACCAAGTAAAAGCTATTTTGAGGAATTATTTAGAGTTAGTAAAGAACAGATTGTGTGGGGTGGTAATTATATGACAGATTATTTATATCCAAGCCCTTGTT